CTGGCCGGGTACGTCAGTCCCTACAGCGCGAATCTCGCCACACTGATCAGTGCTGATGTGTGGAACATGTTCACGCTCGTGTATAGGTCGGATGACACGTATGATCTGTACGTGAACGGCGTCTCGCGTGCGACTGGCACGCAGTCGCTGGGATCTCGCACGGGGTCTTCGTCCATCATTGGCGGCTTGCAAACGGGACTCGGATCGTTCAACGCTACGGCAGACTTTGCAGAGTTCGCGGCGTGGGGACGTGCGCTGAGTGGTGCAGAGGTGGCGTCTCTGTACACGGGCGCCGAGGCCGGCCTTCCGGCAACCAGTGTTGCCACGCCGATTGTCTACGCGCCACTTCTCGGAAGCGCGTCACCAGAGCCGGAAACAGTCGGCGGATCATCGTGGACGGTGAACGGCAGCATGGCCGCATCGACGACGACTGGTGGCAGTCCAGCGCATCCGATCATCAGCGCAGGTGCCACGACTTCTCGCCGCAACCGCATCGTCCGCACCGCCGACCGTATTCGACAAAGCTTCAAGAAGAATCGTCTCACACAGACGTTCACTTCGGGAGTCGATACACAAGTAGAATCCAACGCCTCGCAACCCGCAGGCGGTTCAGGACCGCAGAAAGAAAAGTACTGGTGGTTCTTCCGTCGTCGTCGCTAACAGGAGACATCCATGAAGAAGAAAGAAAAGATGTGCAAGAAGTGCAAGAAGCCCATGTCGAAGTGCAAGTGCTAACATGGCAGGAAAAAGCAAGAAACCCGGCAATGCGTACAGCATGCCAAAGCCGAAGAAACGAACCCCTACGCCAAAGTCTTCTGCAAATAAACGTATGTTGGCGTATATGAAGAAAAGACTTTTTAAGCCAGCAAAATGGAGTTAACATGGCCGGTGCCGTCGGAAGAGTACTAAACAAATCATCCTTCTCGTCCTTCATTGTCAAGGAATGGGCGGCATGGATGACGGAGGCGGTGATCCTGCACGCGAGCGGGATGTCTATCCCTGAACTGCGACACAAGTTCAATCGGACAGACACACATATCCGCAACATCCTCAACACCGATCAAGCGAAAGAGATTGTACGGAAGCTACAGTCTCAGTCCTTGAAGGCAGTGTACGAGGATGCGCCAGCAAAGATCACTGCCATCCGCGATAAAGCTCTCAGCAACATGTCGGAGCTTCTGGAAGACGAAACAGGCGTACTCAAAAAGGCATCTCCGTTCGCCTTCCTAGAAGCTTCGCGGAAAGTTTACGAAACACTTTCCAAGCATGACACACCGGCGGCACCGGCTGTATCCGTGACACAGAACATTCAGCAGAACATCCTGAACTCTGTGCCATCTGAACTCCTAGAACGCTTGCGTTCCGGTCCATCTTTGTCACTAGGGTCTGTACCAGAAAATGTCGAATACCTCGGCTCTCCACCAACAAGAGAAATTCCAGTCCCAATTCTCAGCGCAGGAATTGGTGGAACTCCGAGCCAAGGCGAAAAACGACTTGCTCTGGTTGTGTCAAACAATCCTGCTGCCGCCGACGGATGAAATAGGATCGCGGTCGGACTATGCAGTCTTTCGTCATCTGTTTTCGTGGATGAAGTATCACGAGAAGTCAAAGAATCGACTCATCTTGCTACCTCGTTCGCATCGAAAGACGACATACTGTACCGCGGCAGATGCACTACAGATCGCACTACCTGACGATCTTGGCATCTGTCCGTATCCTAGAAATCTCGGACCCAATGTCCGTATCGCCATCATCCACGAAACGGATACGATGGCATCGAACATTCTCCGAGAAATCCAAAACTGGGTTCTGCAAAACGAAGCACTTCGTCTCCTCTTTCCTGATATCCTTCCAGAAGACCGTACTCGCCGCGTCAATACTTCGCAGCTAGAGTTCAATCGTACGGCGACATGGAAGGAACCGACATTCGAGACAATGGGTGTTGGTACGAAGGCGCAGGGTAGACACTACAATCGTCTGAAACTCGACGACATCTACGGTCCGGAAGCTCGTGACTCCCTCACCTCACGCTTGAAGACGAAGCAATGGTTCGATGAACTCCAACCATTCCTTGTGACTCCAAAGAATGATGGCTTCGATCTCGTCGGAACACGATGGGACCACGAAGACATCTATGCACATGCGATGGACAAGTTCGGGGAGAAGCTTCCACGATACATTCGATCCGTCGTAGAGTTCAACAGCACAACGCAACTGTATGAGCCAATCTTCCCAGAGATGTTTACGATGGAATCTCTGGAAGAACTCAAGAAAAACAAGAAACTCTGGACTGCGAACTACCTCAACGCACCAGACTTCCGCGAAAACCCCGACCTTGATCCGTCTTGGATTCGTCATTACGAATGGACGGACCATAAAAAGGAGGTGATCGTAGGCTTCACTGGCACAGAGCGTATTAAAAGACACGTCTCTGAGCTAGACAAGGTATTGTTCATCGACCCCGCTGTCGAAGGCGATGCAGGCTGGGCGATCACTGGTACGGATTGGATGTCCAACAAGCCGAACGTATTCGTATTGGATGCGTTTCGCGGACCTATCCCGCCTGACCAGATGATTAACAAGGTCTTCAACGCCGTCGAACGATGGAATCTTCGGGCAGTAGTCATCGAAGAGGTGCTGTTTTCCCGCCTCTATCGACACTGGCTGGAAGATCACATGCGTCATCGGGGTTTCTACTTCAAGATCATCGCAGCGAAGACGGGCCAGAAGCAGAAAGATGCTCGCGTGCTCGGCTTGACACCGTATTTCGCGGCTGGACAAGTGTTCTTCCACAAGTCTCAAGAGGCTTTGCACGAAGAATACCGGCAATTCGGTCTCGGATCATCGTATCACATCCTAGATGCGCTGGCGTATGGTCCGGAGTTCTGGCGTGCCTCCGTGGATCGCGGTGTCATCGAACGCCGACGCAAGACAGACGAGAAATTCCGCTCGCAACTCGACTCACTCACCGGCTATACGAGGATTGCATGACGAAGCAGCTTCAGAAGATCCGCGAGTCTCCCAATACCACGGCGGCAGGCGGTGTTCTTGGTTTCGGCGGCTTGATTCTCATGTTTCTGCCTACAGAAATCCGTACTTCCTGCATGGATTCTGTTATGAACAGTGAGAACCCTGTGCTTTTTGGCGGCATCGCGGCAGTTGGACTTCTTCTTACTGTCGTTGGTCCGAGCCTGAAGCTGAAGAAGTAACCATGCTTGATCCGAAGTCTGCTGTTGGAAAGATTGTACGACGGATGAAGCGACTGAAAACAAAGTCTTGTCCTCGCACAGAGTTTCTGAGGAAGTGGAATCGTCTGCGCAGAGAACTATACGAGACTCCCGAATACAGGATGTTTCTCGCGGAAGTGCGACTGCGGGCCGGATACAAGTGTCAAGTCGATCACTGTCGGAAGTCCGGAAGAGAAGTCCATCACGTCACAAGAGTCTATGATGATCCGGAACAGTGTATAGACCCGGAGAATGCGATCTTCTTGTGTCTTGCATGTCATAGGAAACAGCATAAGAAACCAACATGAACTATATTCCTTCTGCAATGGATTTCCCACACGCCGTTTACCTTATCAAGAAGAAAGGGAAACAGTATGTGGGAATCACCAACAGTATCCCCCGCCGCATGATGCAGCATGGCGAACACGAGTTCATCACCTCGTTCACTGTGCCCACACGCCGCGAAGCTGAGGGAGTAGAAGCTACACTCCACCAGCTACAGAAACAGTACGATGACGTGGAGCCTTTCATGGACGTTGAGTTCTATGTAAATCACTCCTTGTGGTTCAACTCCGCGAACAAAGGCTATCCGAAGCATCTGCGGCAACAGCCTCAACCGAGATTTTGAAATGTCCGTCCTCCACGAACTCGACGTATCATCCATCGCGAAGTCAGCAAACGAAGCTTTCATTCGCGAGATGGTATCGAAGCTATTCTGGACTTGGTATTTCTCAAACCAAGATAAAAAGCTCACCACTGTTTCGTGGTGGATTGTAAAGAAAACAATCTACGTCCGTGATATTCGCGGAGTATTTGAAATCCTCTTCGGCCCCGCTAATGCCCAGACAGCTTGATCTACATGAGGATGTAATCAACGGCTTGTCATCGTATCTCCGAAAGGAACTTACGAATCATCGGGCCGAACGATCAAAGTTAGAAGATCGCTGGATTGCAGAAGAAAAGGATTTCTGGGCTGAGCCATCCGAAGTGCAGGAAGAACTGCCAATCACCGGATTCGCGAAGCTTATCATCCCCATCACCGCCATCGCCGTCGAAGCTGTCCATGCGCGGGACATGGGACAAATCTTCGGCTTGAAGGAACTCATCGCCGTCGAAGTCGCAGACTCCGCGAACAATGTTCGTCAAGGTCTCGACAAGCTATTCAACAATGAGTTCCTAGAAGTCATGCAGTTTCGGAAGAAGATGGAATCTCCGCTGCTGCAAATGACGAAGAACGGCACAGGTTTGGCACTCGTCGGATACAAGAACGACAAGTCCAATGCCATCGTGCTTCGTGACGGCAAGGAGATGAAGGTTCCCGTCTACAAAGAAAAAGGCGCATCCATCGACGGAATCGACATCAACGATTTCTTGATGCCCTTCTACGCCACGGACATCTGTGACGCGCCATGGGTAGGACATCAATTCCGTGTATCCGAATACGGACTCAAGCAACTGTGTGCCAAGGGAACACTTCCGCCTGATTCGTACGAAGCTCTGCACGGATACTACAATACTATCTCCGATCAGTCGAACAGAAAGCTCCAAGAGATTCGTGAGGAGACAGATACTCAACCCGTCTTTCCGTCAGAAATCGTCATCACACGCCTCCTCCTCGACTGGGACGTAGATGACACGGACCCCGACAACCCCGAATACAGCCGTATCGAAGTCTACTTCCACGAGACTTCTGGTAAGGTCTTGGGTGTCACCTACGCCGACGAAGAGCGGGACTACGAGAAGGGTGTATACTGGCCGCTAGAGTATCGTTGGTACGGATACGGCATCGCCAAGCAGAACCACGAGTTCCAAGCCGAGATTACTACACAGCACCGTCAGCGACTCGACAACGCCACGATTGCCAACATGGCGATGTTCAAAGTCAAGCGCGATGCGACGTGGATCAAGGATGATGAACCTATCTTCCCCGGCAAAAAGTGGTTCGTGGAGAACATGGATGACATCGAACCCATGTTCATCGGTGATGTCAAGTCCTCTGCGTACAACAACGAAAATCAAGTTGTTATCTATTCGCAGCAGCGAACGGGTGTCAACGAACTGACGCTCGGTATGCCGAATGTCGGTACGCCGGGGACTGCATCTGACTCCCTTGCTCGTGTACAGGAGTCTACTCGGAAGTTCGACTACACGTACAACAACAAGAAAGACTTCATCAATCGAGTCATCTACAAAGCTTCGCAACAGATCATCAAGTACGGTGTCTCGCAGCGTGATGTGTATGAGTATATCCCCAATGGCTCCGCAGTAGAAACATTCCTGAAACAAGGAGATGCACTAAAGAATCGCCTTCTCTTCAACATTCAACTCGCGGGCGCGAAGAACAACAAGGTCCTCGACCGGAATACATACACCCAACTCGCGGGTATGTATACGCAATACGCTACACAGTCGATGGCCCTTGTGCAGCAGATGGGAAATCCACAGATGCAACAAGCCTATGCAGAAAAGGCACTCGTCTCTGCGGACATCATCATGCTGGAAATCCTTCGTGCGTTTGATGTACCAAACCCAGACAAGCTGGTATTCAACTTCGATGTCATCAAACAACAAGCCGCCGCAGCGATACCTCCAAGCCCTGTCGGCGGAATCCCAGCTGAATCTCCGTCGGCTGGCAGCATTACCGGAAGTCCAATCACTAACATCTTGGCTCCAAACGCGGGAATCACAACTGATAGCATCACTGCGCCGGGAGGTATCACCGGAGCGAATCTATCATTTGCAGGGTAATCTGCAACTAATTGCAGAACTGCAACAAACACTAACCGAAGCACGAGAGGCACAGAACGATGGCATTCGAGAACGAGCAGGAACTGGATCTGGAAACGCCGGAAGCGGGTCAAGATCAGCAAGAGTCTACTGAAAACG